GTGACTTTTACGTCAGTGTATGGAGTTCCGGCCAGCGTTGATTGGCCGGTGATGATTGTTCTGGCTGGGTAGGTTGTGATATTCATAGCTCAGCCCATCCGGTGGTTTGGGAGAACCGCAGATTATTCTGGTTTGATTGGATCGTCTCTCGCTTATCGACCGCCTTATATCGTAGGCTATTCGTCGCGCCACCTGCTGGATAAGGTCGTTTCAATGCCACTGCTGATCGGGCTGGCGGCAATCCTGCGGGCTGATCACAGGCGGCAACTATCGCTTTTCCCAGTTTTCCAGACTGGTTGGCTTCGGTGTATTCGGCGCAGCTAGTCCATGCAGACCCACTTCCTAACGCGGCGCTTGCGCTCAATGGAAATAGGCAGAAAAAAAGAAAAATGCGAGTGGCGAAATATTGACAATAGGACAAAGTGCCTAGATAATTCGCCTTAACGCTTGGTTCCGGTCGCCTGTGACCACCAAGAGCAAAGAAGAGGTTCGAACTCTGTCTCTGCAATTGCAGCAACTGTAAAGCCCTTCCGCTTCTGGCGCAAGGGCTTTGTAGTTTCTTGCTGCCGGAAATCATCACAATGCCTCCCCGCCAGTAATGGTGATCGTGCATCCAGCAGCAGATGAAATATCGCTGATGAAGTCGCCCGGATTCATCACCAGTGCGCCCGTCATATCAAACACGCCATTGGGCGGCAGTGCGATATTCGACAGCAGAATGTTTGTCGCCCCCGGACTTCCGCCAGAAGGCACAACATAAACCGAGACATTGATGCTGGCCGTCGTGCTGGTATTGCAGATCGAAATGGAAGTCACTATGGCGCGCGTCAGCGCCGGAACGGTATAGCGTGTCGTCGCACTCGTGCCGATGCTTCCCTGCCCCATCTTGACCGGCGTTATCGCATCGTAAGCCATGTCAGCACCTGATTAGACTTTGCGCGCCTGATTTCCTTCTGTACTTCATCATAACGCGCCAGGAGAGCTGCAAGCTGCGCCTGATGTTCCACTTCGTCAAATTGGCCGGACAGATCGGCTGCCTGCGGCGCCACCATCAAATCAGTCAGCGAAACGTCATTGGTGCCATCTCCAACCAGCATGAACAGGTTCAGGAAGAACCGATACCATTCACGCGACATCAGGCCGGTTCGTTCGTCCAGGAACGGGACCCGCGGCGCCGGAATGTTGGTGACGTTGGTCATGAGAATGTCGGAGTAATGAGCAGCTCCGCTCCCATGATGGCCAGCTTGACGGGATCGGTGCCGGACACTTCATAGACACGATCACGGATTTTCGTGGTCATGCCCAGGCGCCGCCAGATGACGCGCCGCCCGAATTCGCCAATCTTGCCCATTGGTCGCGCATGGTAGTTGCTCCAGTTGTGGCCGCCATCGTCCGACCAGCGGAGCAATACTTGCGGATCGCTGCCCTGGCCGGTAATCAGGCCTGTACCACTCTCACAATCGAGCTGCAACGCATGATGCGAGGTTCTGGATAGATTGTTCTGGCCCGTGGGCAGCGCGCGCCAGGAGCGCAGCCATTTCTGTGGCTGGCCGTTGTCGGCAAACGTGTACATATCCAGCGCATAGATATTGCCGTTTTCATAGTCTCCGACCATGATCTGATTGGCGAAATTCATCTGGCAATTGGAGCGATGGCGGGAGAATGAGCCATTGCTGAAGTCCGCGCGCTCATGCCACAGGCCGGTGGTAACATCGAATACCCAAGTGTTATTCCCGCTGGGAAAGCTCAGGACGTAGAACAGATTGCCTTCCTGCTGGTAAGAATAGCCAACCGCATCCTCTACCGTGGAATAGGCCTGAATGGCGAATTCTAGCGCGTGAGTGGATACTTTTACCGGCGTGTATCCATTGGCCCGGTAAACAATGCCATTGCCGCGCTCATCCATGCCCAGCCAGAAGATCGAGTTATCCAGTTTGGCGATGGAGAATGGCGCGGCGCATCCGGTCTCGATAAAGGCGCCCTGGATGCGCTGGAACGGGAATTCCGCGGTCCCGGCGTTGTACCAGATTTCGGTCGCGTCATCGGAAAACAGCCACACTTCCCGGTGATCAATGAACAGAGCCACCAGATTGTTCGGATCGCCTTCGACGCTGGCGAAATCAAGCGGATCAATGGCAGTGCCATCAAGCAGAGAGGTGATCCACCAGCGCCGGGAATTGGGTTCGTTGAAGGCAAAATATCCATCCACATAACCGACGCGCATAGCGCCTGCGAAATCCGGATCGGTGATCTGCTGGAATACGCCTGTGGTCGAGTTGTATATGAATCCGTCCGGATTGCACGCTACAAAGACCTGATTGCCATTGTCTGCCAGTGATACAGGGCCGGTTCCGGTCACATTGCCCAAAAACGTCACATTGAGCGCCAAGTCCATTTTGTACATCTCATGGCCGGAGATGATATAGGCATTCTCGCTGAACTCGATCAGGCCACGAATCGGGCCGTTTCCGACGGTTTTGAGGAATTTAAGGCCTGGTGCGCGGGAGAGAAATCCCGGTTCCTTGCCACCCTGCGGAACAGTCTCTGGGTAGAGATTCACACAGCGATCTGCTGCTGCGTTTACTGTTCGCGCGAGGTAGGAGGCGCCGAGGATTGGACTTTTCATAAGTTATTGAAAAATCAATAATTTCCGGCGTAGACGTTAAAGCGTTGCCGTGTCGCCGTAATCGTAAATGGCAAGCTCATGATATCGCCAGGGCTGTTGATCCGCTTCAGCACGCGCTTGGAGCTGATCGCAATCCTCTGCACAGTCGGAGGAGGTTCAACGCCGAATTCAGCCGCGATTTCGCAAGCCAGGTTGTATTTGAAGGCGCGCATGTAACCTGGCGGGAAAGCCAGCACAGTCGCCAGCGTTGCCGGTTGCGTCAGTTCCAGCACCGAGATGAAATGCCATTCCAGAATCCGTGTCGGGACCGGATAGATGAACATTTCGACGTTCGGAAATTTGTCATTGACGAACAGCACCTGCGGATATGAACTGGTGACCGTCTTTACGGCAATGCCGTCGTATTGCTGCTGGTTGATGATCTTGATGCCGTAGCTTATGCCGGTGGATGGATCTTTGAAATAAGTCGCATCGTCCATATTGACCGGACGATTGCCCACAAAGTCGCCCGTTGGCCCCAGCGTGCGCGTGATCGGGCTGGGAGTTAGTCCCCATGTAAATGTTTGATCTTGGGTCGCAAATACGGATAGGCGCTCGGCAGACCATGAATCGATCATCTGATTCATCTCCACCAATGCATCGTTTGAAGTCTCGGGAGATGGCGTTTCACCTTCGGCAAGCTGGCCGATGAGCCGCAATGCGCCGTTGATTTGATCGCCTGCCGTTGTGCTCATGATGTTTACAGCTCCTTCCGCAGTGTGTCAGCAGATTTCCGGTGATGTGGTGCCGTACCGTGTTTGTCTTGCCACAACTTCCGCAGTTCGTTGATGTCCTCGACATACAACTGATCTGGCGCCGTCTCGACAGGAGTCATCAACGTGCCAGCATCATAGCGCGTCCAGCCGAATTTTTCATCATAGAGGGCTTCTTCCTCGCTGATGGCGATTTTGGTGCCGTGCGTGGGATGACGCATGTAGATAACCATTCGCAAATTCCTCAAAAATGAGGGCCATTGCTGGCCCCCGAATCAGGCCGTTAATTCTTCGCTTTGTTCAGCTTCCTGAATGCGATTTAACCAGTATTCGCAATCGTTAATTGCACCCATCAGCGCATTACCATTTGCCTGGATCTGTTCCAATGATTTCCGCAGTTCGGCCAGTCGTTGTTCAATGTCTGCTTTTGTCATGCGTTCATCCTTTATGCTGGTGCCGTATCCCACAATCTGATGTAACGGACAGCTGTACCCACCAGAACTTTGATCCATCCGGATTGAGTGCCGCCATTTGTTTGTGTGGACAGTGCCGGCAATCCATCATCCGGCAGCCAAAGCAGATTTGTAAATCCGTTTGTTGTATTGGTGAGATGAAGCAACGATTTGATCGTGCCGGATGCACACTCAACATTGATTGCCGACACGTCCTCATTAGCAACGCTTGTCACATTGGCCTGCACGCTGGCAAAAATAGCCGCACCAACGCCGCCCGTCGTGAATGTTTCGCCGTTCAACAGCAATTTGGAGAAAATCGGGAAAATGCCGACGCCGGGTCCGGTAGACGCTAATACCGTTGATCCCGCATCAACTTCGCAGATTGCCTGAACTGCAAACATGCTTTTGCACGATGATCCGCTATCCATGAAAGGGAATGAACCGATGCCAAGCACTTCAGCAGTGCCGGTCGTGTGCAATTCACGGTAGTCGGTATATGTTTGAGCAGGCGTTGTCGAAATCGTGCCGCTGAAGCTGATCCAGCCAGACGTCCGGGTTGGATTTACGCTTGCGCCCCGGATCACGTTGGTGTTGCTTGCCAGCGTCATTCCTGAAAAATTGATGGGATGTGTCGTCTGCGTCGTCGATGCAAAATCAATCGGAGAATTGGTAATTGTGGCATTGCTGATCGCAGACCCATCTAGATCCTGATCCCGATACGCCACGCCAATAGGTTTTGTGTCACCCATGATGTTTTCCTTTCAAGAGACAG